ATACAGTTTTGGACTGGTGAAAATCTTAAAGAATTAAAAAGAAGCCAAATAGAAAAATATAATAATATTATAAATAAGTATTTTATTTTTATAGATAATAGAAAGTTATATGATCATAAACAATTATTAAAGATATTTAAAGAAACGGAATGTGATGGCGGTTTTATAGATCCTTTCACTGGATTAAATCATAATAGGAAAGTATCGCAGTTTGATAGAAATTACCAAATTTGTAATGATGTTAGAGAGTTTTGCAATATAACTAAGAAATCAATATTTATTTCTATACATCCACAAACAGAAGCAGCAAGAAGAGTTTATCCGCCAGACAATCCTTTAAGCGGAAATATACAACCACCACGAAAAGCAGATTGCGAAGGTGGTCAAGTGTTTCCGAATCGTGTAGACAATTTTATTTGCTTACATAGATTGATTTATAACGAAGCTCTTTGGATGCAAACAGAAGTTCACGTTTATAAAATAAAGGACAAAGAAACAGGCGGAAGTCCTACAGCTTTAGGCAAGCCATTGAGGTTTGATTACAATAGCGGTTTAGGATTTACAATTGGTGGTAATAACGTTTTAAAACAAAAATTATGATAAAAAAAATCAAACAATATAGAGAAATGAAAAAAACAATTCAAGAATTAAAAGAGGATATAAATTATTATGAAAAACTTTTACTTGTTGATGATTGCTTTAAATATTATATATACATTAATAATCGGCGTATGTATGAACAAGCTATTGAATATCAAAACCAAAATAGAATACGTTTAAAAGATAATGGCGAATACATAAGCCCATTTGAAAGAAGATGGAAACATCAAGATAATGAAAAAGAAGGAAGAATTATTAATCATAATGGAAAAATAATATTTAAATAAAAAAATGAAAAGTACAATTTTAAAAGCAATAATGAAAAGGTATGGAGGGCTTGAAACTCTTTATGATGCTATAGACGAAGGAGGTATGGAAACAGTATTATGTAACTTAACTGATGACCTAAAGGAGAAATACACATACGAAGAAATAATAAAATTAATACAGAAATTATAAAATAAAAAATGAGATACACATACAATGACATACAAAAGTTTATGGAGTTTAAAACTTGGACTGATAAACAAAAAATAGAAAAATTACTTGAAATAGATTGTAGTTTATATGCGCACTTAGGAACAGATTCAACTAAAACAGAAAAAGATGAAGTTAAAAGAAAAAGCATAGATATATATAGAACAATAAAAACATTAGATAAAAAAATGGGTGATTTATTTTTATACTCAGAAGATTTAAAACAATGAATGATATAGATTTTATACACGCAAAGAATCAATTAGAAATTTTAATTCTAAAGATTGAAAATAAATACAAAAAGGGAAATATACCAGAAGAAGCAGAAAGCTCTTTAAACAGCTTGTATTTAGCTTTAAACGTTATGTTAAAGCAAGAAAATTACTTAGAAACTTTGAAAAGTGAATTAATTTCAATAAAATTACAAAACATTAATGCTTATAAAGAAACTGCAATATTAAAAAATAAGGTTAAAAAAATATTATGAATACAGTATTATTAGTCATTATAATCACACATTTATTAAGCTTTGCAACTGGAGCTTTTATAATATATTTACTTTACAATGAGTAAAAAAAGAACATTAAATGAATATAGACAAACAAAGAACTCGCATTATATTAGTGCTAATACTCCTGTTGAGTATGGCATTAATTTCTTGTGTCGGCTATACCCTAACGATGCTGAACTAGGCAAAGTGATTAGAAAACATTTTCAAAAAATATGAGTTTAAACGCAAATCAAAAAGGTAAAAGATTTGAGCTAAAAATTGCTAAAGATCTTGCTAAGAAATTTGATACCAATATAAGAAGAACACCAAACAGTGGCGGCCTAAGTATAAAAGGAGACATTCTAACAACAAGCGGCATACTATCTGAATATAGTTGGGAATGTAAGAACCAAGAGAAACTAAACATCTGGAAGGCACTGGAACAAAGTAAAGGAGATGCAAGAGGAACTTTAAAAACACCTGTCGTTGTGTTTACTAAAAACTTTGAAGATGATTATATTGCTTTAAGGTATGATGACTTTGTAAATATTTTATTAGAATTAGATGAGTTCCGAAGTAGATAACATACTACAAATCTTAGTAAGAGATGAAAGAGTTTGGTTAAGTATGGCTGAAGAAATAAGCAGCAACAGTAAAGTCCCAGCAAAAGATTTATTACACGACTTTTATATTGCTTTACATACTAAAATAAATAATGGTAAAGTAAAAATTAATGATATTCTGTATAACGATTCTTTAAATAAAGCGTTTATATATAAGATGATGCTAAATTTATTTATTGATAATATTAGAAATGATAAAGATATATTAATTGATAAAGAACTAAAAAACATAATAGAGGCAGATAATGAACCTTACGTTGATATTGAAAAAGTAGTTGATGAAATTGTAAATGAGTTTTACTGGTTTGATAAAAAGCTATTTAATTTATACAGAAAGAAGTTTCACAGCATTAGAAAACTATCTGCAGCAACTAATATATCTCACGTAGTTGTGTGGCGAACTATAAACAATTGTATTAAAGAAATAAAAAAAAAGATTAATGAGTAAAGGTCTTGGAGATTCAGTAGAAAGATTCACTAAAAAAACTGGTATAAAAAAAGCAACAAAATGGATATTTGATAAACTTGGAAAGGACTGCGGATGTGATGCAAGAAAGGAAAAGCTTAATAAAATGTTTCCTTATAAAAACCCTGAATGCTTAACTGAAAATGAATACATATATTTAAAAAGATTCTTTCATATTAATAAAAACATAGTTAACAACATAGAACAAAAAGAATTATTAAAGATTCACAATAGAGTATTTAAGACAAATAGAGAAACATCAAGCTGCGGTTCTTGTGTAAAAGGTTTAGTTGACACAATGAAAAGATTATACAACGAATATGAATATGACAGAGAAAATAAAAGCAATTGAAAGAAAACTATTAAAATTTTTTAAAGATGAAAACACAGAAAGTAAAAATATCTCAAGTAAAAAGAAACCCAGAGAATCCACGACTGATAAAAGATAATAAATTTCATAAGTTAGTAAGATCAATAAAAGAGTTTCCAGAAATGCTGGAAATAAGACCAATTGTTGTTAATGAAGATATGATTGTGCTGGGCGGTAATATGCGTTTAAAAGCTTGTCAAGAAGCTGGTTTAAAAGAAGTTTCAATAATACAAGCAAGCAAATTAACAGCGGAACAACAGCGCGAATTTATAGTTAAAGACAATGTTGGCTTTGGTGAATGGGACTGGGATATGATTGCAAATGAATGGGAAACTGACGAGTTAAAAGAATGGGGTTTAGATGTACCTGTTTTTGATTTTAACACATATGAGAAAGAATATGAGATTGAAAACAATTTATGGTTTTTAAATATAGAATTTGAATCAGAAGAAAATGCACAAGAATGGTATGAAAAATTAAAGACAGAAAATTTAAATATTAAAATAGTACAATGATACCAAAAGACATAGAAGTAATATTAAAATCAGAAGTAAACAAAGAATTTAGATGCCAAGTTGCTGCTAATAGTTTAGATATTGATGTCGAAAAAAAATCAATTCATCATTTAAAAGTAAACAATATTAAAATACCTAATGAATGGAATATTGGTTTAGTTTATGGCAATAGCGGAAGTGGCAAAACAACAATGATAAAACATTTATTTGGAAATAAAATATTTGATGTAAAATTAAATGAAGATCAACCAATAATAAATCAATTGCCAAAAGAAATGTCTTACGAAGATTGTGCTAAAATGTTAAATGGTATTGGTTTAAATTCTGTTCCTTGTTGGATAAGACCTGTTAAAACTTTATCAAATGGACAAAGAGCAAGAGCAGAAGCAGTTTATTTAATGACTAAATCAGACGATATTGTTTTTATAGATGAATGGACATCTGTTGTGGATAGAACTGTTGCCAAAGCTATGTCTTTATGTTTATATAAATACGCTAAGCGTAATAATAAAAAAATAATATTGTGTTCGTGCCATCAAGATGTTTTAGAGTGGTTACATCCTGATTGGATGATTGATTGTAACAAACAAAAATTTATACTTCCAAAGTCGGAAGATTTTTTTTTTACAAAACGAGAACAACTCAAATTTGAAATTAAAGAAATTGACAGAACAAGTTGGAAATACTTTAGCAAGTATCATTATTTAAATGAACGATTGCCGGGCGGTAAATTATATTTATATGGTTTATTTTACAATAATAATCAAATAGGTTTTCAATGTTTTGCAAATTATACACCACACACAAAAAAATATAAAGAACAAGGGAAGAAAATTATTTATCATTCAAATAGAACTGTAATACATCCAGATTATACTGGAATGGGATTAGGAATAAAATTAATAAATGAAACAAGTAAATTATTATCACAAAAAATAACTTGTCGCATAATGGCAAAATTTAGTTCTACACCAGTTTATAAGGCAATGATAAAACAAGAATGTTGGAAATATTTAGGATTTAAAAGATTGATGGGTAGTTATCATAAAAAGAAAAAAACAAATATTATAATAACAAAAGGAATTAGAGAAAAAGGAGTTAAAACATACAATTTTGAATATAAACAATAATGGCAAACGAAGATAACATAAAGAAACACGAATTTAAAAAAGGTCAATCTGGAAACCCAAAAGGCAGACCAAAAGGATCTAAGAACAGAAGCACAATTGCAAGAAGATGGTTAGAAGCTACAAGAAAAGGAAAGAACCCTTTAACTGGTGAAGATGAAATTTTAACACAAGAAGACATTATCACATTAGCTTTAATACGTAAAGCAATGGAAGGCGATGTATCAGCATACAAAGCGTTATTAGATTCAGGTTATGGAACAGCAAAAGATACTGTTGACATTAATACAAATAATGCTGGTTTTGACTTTGACGAAATGATGAAGAAGTTAAGCAACAATGCTAAATCCTAAATTTAATATATTTCCTAACAATACAAGATACTATTTATTAACTGGTGGTCGTGGTTCTGGGAAATCATTTGCAGTTGCTTTAAATACTCTCGTACTTTCTTTTGATAATAAATGCCAGCATAAAATATTATTTACAAGGTACACTTTAAGGTCAGCATCTATTTCTATAATACCAGAGTTTAAGGAAAAGATAGAATTAATGGAGTGGGAGAGTTTATTTCATATAACGAATAATGAGATAACTAATCTTGAAACAGGTAGTAAGATTTTATTTAGAGGTATTAAAACAAGTTCAGGAGATCAAACAGCTAACCTTAAATCATTACAAGGAATAACAACTTGGATAATAGATGAAGCTGAAGAAATGGTTGATGAAGATGTATTTGATAAAATAGATTTTTCAGTAAGACAGAAAGGAGCAAAGAACAGGGTTGTAATGGTAATGAATCCATCTACTAAAGAGCATTGGATTTATCAAAGGTTTTATGAAAATGCTGGAGTGCAATCTGGTTATACTGGAATAAAAGGCGAAACAAGTTACTGTCATTCTACTTACTTGGATAATATAGAACATCTTTCAGAAAGTTATATTAATAGAATTAAGGAAATGAAAGAACGCAGACCTCAACGCTATAAACATACTATTGAGGGTGCTTGGTTAGAAAAAGCAGAAGGGGTTATATTTAGTAACTGGAGTTTAGGAGAATTTAAAGAAGTAGGCAAAGTTGTATTTGGTCAGGATTATGGTTTTAGCAACGATCCTTCAACGCTCGTTAAAACAAGCATAGACAAAGAGAATAAAATAATATATGTTCAATTATGTTTTTATAAAACACAGCTAACTACAAGCGTACTTTCTCTGTTAAATAAAGAATTTGCACAAAATAATTTAATAGTAGGAGATTCAGCAGAGCCAAGATTAATAACAGAATTAAGTAGAACTTGCACAGTTGTGCCAGCTATTAAAGGACAAGGCAGTGTTACTTATGGGATTAGTTTATTGCAAGATTATGATTTAGTAATAACTGAAGATAGTACAGATTTAATTAAAGAACTAAATAATTATTGTTGGTTAGAAAAGAAATCACAAACGCCTTCCGATAATTGGAATCACGCTATTGATGCGTTAAGGTATGCAGTAAGTTATCAATTACAAAACCCAAATCAAGGCGAGTATCATATTTATTAATATATTTGTTATAGCAAAATATCGGAAATAGGGAGTCCTAAGTATTTTGTTTTATAAAAAGGGTATTCGGCAAAAGAGCGTTACCCTTTTTTTTATATCTATAATTAAGCGTTCGCTACAATTTCGCTAAGCATATAGATAAGATAAGATAAGATAAGATAAGATAA